CTTTCAAAAATCTCCGGGGGTTATATTTGAAATTTGACCTCTGGACAGATCTCATAGAAAAGCGGATTCCTATCAATGACCAATGTGATTGTCGCTTTTGATGTGGATACTGGGTGATCGGTACTCTTAGGCCCGCCCGGTATCCATATTAAAAGTGATAAGGAACATAGTAAGTTCTTTTTTACTTATAGCCTAAACCAGTCAGAAACAGTGCAGAAGGAAGTGAAAAGTGAATGGCTGGAAGACAGAACAATTCTACTTCGGTCAATTCACGCAGACGCTCTCCTGCTACTGACCCGGCAGTTCGTGAAAACCAGATGATTTCTCTTGCAATTGATGCTGCCGAGCGCGATTTGCTTAGTCCAAATCCCTCTAAACAAATAGTTGTTCACTATTTGAAGTTGGCAACAGTAAAGGCTCAACTCGAGAAGGAAAAGCTGCAGCGTGAGAATCAGTTGCTTACTGCTAAGACTGATGCTCTTGAGTCTCAGGCCAGAACTGAGGAGTTGTATCGTAACGCTATTGAGGCAATGGCTTCGTATTCTGGCGGATTCCGTCAGGAAGAGGAGCCGGTGTAAGGAGTGCGCATTCAAAATGGCAGGAATTCTTCGTTGTTATCGAGAGTTGAGCAGATTAAAGACATTTCAAGAGCGATATGACTATCTGCGCATTGGCGGTGTAGTTGGTGAATCTACATTTGGGTTTGAACGATATTTGAATCAGATGTTGTACACATCTGCACAGTGGAAAAAAGTTCGAAGTCTTGTCATCATTCGAGATAATGGTTGTGATCTTGGTATGGAGGATTATCCGATTGGCGGAAGAATCTATGTGCACCATATGAATCCGATCACGGCTGAACAGATAGAAGAATCTGCTGCGGAGATATTTGATCCGGAGTTTCTGATTTGTGTGTCAAAGCAAACACACGATGCAATACACTTTGGCGACAAGCATTTACTACCTCAGTTGCCAGTGGAACGCAGGCCAGGTGATACCTGTTTATGGAAATAGCGTATTCATGCAAATCATTACCACGCGTGTAGACCTACATAAGGAACATGGTCACATCGTTTTTATCGAAAGCAGGAATGGAGGCGTTGTTCATGACTTGTGCCACAGAAACAGAACCCTGTCAGTTTAGAGATTTGTGTGAGATGTGTCATCCAGAAGAAGAAATGGCTCAGAAACGAGAGAACTGCCATGCGGAGACTAGCTACGATTGCGCTGTCTTTTGGGCGTTTCGTGATGGCTACACTGCTTTTGAAGAAGATTGATTTTACAATTTAGAAAAACTATGTTTTTTTTACTTATTGCAAAAGGAGAAAATATAGCTAGTTAAGATCGGAGTGAGACGCATATGAACGAAAGCATTGTCGTAACCGTGAAAAAGATGCTTGGCCTGGACTTGGACTATGATGTGTTTAACAGCGATGTGATCGTTCTGATTAATGCCGCTTTGATGAGTCTTACTCAGTTGGGTATCGGGCCAAAAGAAGGTTTCACAGTAACTGATTACACACAAACCTGGAGCGACTTTCTTGTTAACGGCATTTTGCTGGAAGCAGCGAAAATGTACGTTTTTCTAAAGGTTAAAGTGACTTTTGACCCACCAAGCAGTTCAACCGTGCTTGAGACATATAAGCAACAGATTAGCGAACTTGAGTGGCGTTTGAATGTTCAGGCAGAGTCAATTGAGAATTTTGATTTTATGACAAATACTAAAAAACGTGGATCCGGAGATGCTGTGTCTTATTCAGGCGATTCAGGCCATTCATCTTCAGAAAATGAGACTGAGCCATATGAAGAGGACGAATACGAATATGACGAATACGAATATGAGGACCCGAATAATCCAGAATAAAATCAAAATGGAATTATCTGATCTGGAGGTGTCATATAACTATGGATTTAAAACATTATGGTATCCTAGGTCAGAAATGGGGTATCCGTCGTTTTCAGGAATTAAATGGAACGTACACAGCTGCCGGGCGTGAAAGATATGGACGTGGAAATAAAGAGGACACAGATAGCAAAACGAGCGGTAATAAAAAGTCAGATTCCAGACGTCAACAATCATTAAAAGACACAAACGGCTCGTCTAATGCCAGCGATAATTCAAGCGCAAAGAAAGATGAACAATCACAAAGTGATCAACTTAAGAAGGTTTTGATTGGCGCTGGAGTTGTTTCCTTACTTGCGGTTGGAAGTTATCTGGCCTTGAAGCATAAAAACGATCCTAAAACTGTAGAGGAAATAGGGGCTCCTGAAAGCTGGCCAAAGAATGTTCTTCTTAGAGATGCGGATGATTTGACAAAGACGTTAGATAATCAGTTTCAAACGGAAGTAAAACCATCATTGACTGTAGAAGAAAGGGATTCTTTAAACTTCTATAGCTCCAACGGTTATGGGTACATCAATTATTCTCTTGAGCGTAATGCTGATGGAACCGATCCATATCTTCCAAAGGGCGAGGTAGAGCAACGCATAGAAGGCATGAATTATTATGGAGAAGAAACGATTGCTGAGCATGTGCGTAATATTGATTCTGCCTTCGAGAAGGCCGTTCCATGCGAAAAAGACATGGTTCTTAATCGTAGAACATATTTCAACTATATTCGTGGTATGCTCGGCGACGATACGACAGCCGAAGAACTGACAGATAGCTTCAAGAATCCAGATAAAATTATTGGTAAAGTACTTACTGCAAAAGGTTACACTTCGACTACAACAGATCCACGAGTGAATGAGTGTTTCGGATCATGCAATTTACACATTTTGGCTCCGAAAGGTACGAAAGGTTTATTTTTAGGTAATGCAGTAGCCACCATATCTAAGGAAAGAGAGTATCTTCTGCCTAGAAATTCAAAATTTAAAATAGTAAAAGTGAAAAACTTCGAACCAAATAGCGAGCACTTGTATTTTTCAAGTCTCGAAATATTTGTAGAATTACTTCCTGATAATGATTAATTTTAAAGCAAGACTCAAAATTCTAAAAATAAAGGAGGGTTGTTACATGGTGATACTAACTAAGATTGCAATCGTCTTGTATTGCATTTCTGTTTTAGTGCTGATTTTCGCTACGTTCAAAAACGATCCTCCGAGACTTTAATTAATAGCAAATGTGGTGATTTGCCATGATTCTACGATTACTGGGAAGTCTGATCGTACTGATATTAGTATTGGAGTTTCTGAGGGATTTCGATGACGAGTGTCGAGATCATTTTGACAAAGGTAAATAATGGTATGCTTTTCTATAGTGCCTCTGGATTTGAATATGATCGAGAGCATACCTCATTTGTCGTGTATACCAAGAGGCATATAAACATATTTTCTCAGGTAATTCTATCGATGGGGGGGGGACGGTTACAAATGAGATATGAACATGATGCAAATAATGCTTATCTTGAGCATTATGGAATTAAAGGTCAAACATGGGGCGTCCGGCGTTTTCAGAATGAAGACGGAACATTAACTTAGGCCGGCAAGAACAGATATTATCCGAAAGAGACAGAAATGCGCTTAAAGTATACTGATCAGGATGGAAAAGTGAACGCTGAAGGTCGTCGTGCCATTGGATCACATCCCGAGAAACTTGGCGAACGGGAATTACTGCAGCAATGGGCCCGTTATGCAAATTCTCTAAGAAGAAACAAAAATGAGAATACGACGCCATTGGTTGATCAGTATCAAAACGAAATTAAACGTATTCAGGACAAGCAGAAAGAGCTTAGCAAGAACGACGTGAATATGCTGAAGCTGGACAAAAACGGCGAAATGATATTAGATGAGAAAAAGTTCAAGGCAGTTAAGCTCTCCGGAAGCAAAGCAGCGAAAATTGCTAATCAGAGCCGTGACTGGATCGGTGAGATTGCCGGGGCCATGCTCAAGGATATGGGATACAATGACACCAAAGAAGCTCGAGAGTGGCTTAAGTCGATTCCATGGATGCAGGATCTCTGGACACCGACATGGGTTAATTGATATTACATACCTGGATGCAGATTCGCCATGCGCGAGCCGAAGAAATTTTTAGCACCAAACCGCAGCGTCTGATATTTTTAGAAAGGACCCAGGTGATAGAGCATGTTATCAAATACGGCAACGCCCTATTACTATGGGCAGTTTCGAGAGAAGGTCATACGTGGAGAAATCCCGGTCTGCAAAGAGATCGAGATGGAGATGAACCGGATCGATGCACTGATCAAGAATCCGGGGGTATATTACGATCCAGAAGGCATCAATGGGTTTGTTCAGTTCTGCGAGAACGAACTGACACTGACTGATGGGTCTGATCTGTTTCTGCTGGATACATTTAAACTGTGGGCTGAGCAGATATTCGGGTGGTATTATTTTGCGGACCGCAGCGTCGCCGTTCCAAATGCTACTGGCAGCGGAATGCATTACGAGACAAGGCGGGTCAAGAAGCGGCTTGTGAATAAGCAGTTTCTGATCATTCCACGAAATGCTGCCAAGTCGATGTACGCGGAATGCATTCAGAGCTATTTTCTGACGGTGGATACTTCAACAACTCATCAGATTACAACCGCTCCTACCATGAAACAGGCCGAGGAAGTGATGAGTCCGTTCCGGACAGCGATTGCCAGGGCCAGAGGTCCACTGTTTAAGTTTATGACAGACGGATCTTTGCAGAACACAACTGGCAGCAAGGCTAACCGTCAGAAGCTCGCTGCGACCAAAAAGGGTATCGAGAATTTCCTGACAAACTCGCTTCTCGAAATTCGGCCGATGTCGATTGACAAGCTGCAGGGTCTTCGGTGTAAGATCGCTACCGTTGACGAGTGGCTCAGCGGGGAAATTCGAGAAGATGTCATCGGCGCCATTGAGCAGGGTGCCAGCAAGAATTATGACTATCTTATTCTGGCGACCAGTTCAGAGGGTACTGTTCGAAATGGCAGCGGCGATACGATTAAACTGGAGCTGATGGATATTCTGCGTGGTGACTACTACAATCCGCATGTATCCATCTGGTACTATAAGCTGGATGATATAAAAGAGGTCGAAGAAGGCAAGACCGATCCGACGGTCTGGCTTAAGGCTAACCCAAATCTTGGCAAGACTGCGACCTTTGAGACCTATCGTCTTGAGGTCGAACGAGCGGAGAAAGCACCGGCCAGCCGGAATGATATTCTGGCGAAGCGATTTAATCTGCCACAGGAGGGTACGACCTACTTCTTTACTTATGAGGAGACCATCCCCCATCGGAAGCGGGATTTTTGGCAAATGCCATGCGCGCTTGGCGCAGACCTTTCACAGGGTGACGACTTTACTGCATTCACATTCCTGTTTCCGATCGGGGGCGGCTCCTTTGGCGTGAAGACGAGGTGCTACATCACGTCTCTGACATTGAACAAGCTCCCGGCAGCTATGCGAATGAAGTATGACAGTTTCATTAATGAAGGAAGTCTGATCATCATGGAAGGTACGGTTCTGGACATGATGGATGTCTATGATGACCTTGACCGGCACATTATTGAATCCGGATACGATGTCCGATGCTTTGGTTTCGACCCCTATAATGCCCGGGAGTTTGTGGAACGCTGGATTCGGGAAAACGGGCAGTTCGGGGTCGAGAAAGTGATTCAGGGTG